CAAAATTGCGCCAGTTCTCCTGATCCTGATTACAGAGACCGATGATCTCACCGTCCTCATCAATACGAATGTAACCGACTTCTTGTAACCGAGACATAACCGATATCGCACCCTCGGTAAATGACGATGAGCCATACGATAACACGGATAGTAACCAAACGACTCCTACCGTAAGAATCATCCACCACTCGAGAAACATGCAGTTCTCCTATTTGCCTGGAAAGACTCCACGATTATTTATCTCTTCGATACTCTTTACGTTACGCTCAACGATATCGAACCGACGACGAGATGCAGAGAAGTTTGATCCCTTATCTGAGAGAACGTGGAACGAGCCGTCGAGTGCATTCCAATACGCATAGACCTTGGCTTTCTTATCGGACAGAAGGTACGTATGGTTCGGCGTGTTCGGTGCTTCGTTCCACTCCGTGGTTTCCTTCGCGATGATCAAAACGTTTCACCTCGTGCGATCTTGACACCGGCGATGATGAGAGCGCCAACAAGAATGATCGCATAACCGACCAGCATTGGCGAGAACACCATCCACCACGACCAGGCAATCACCTCGGTGAGCTTGAGAACGATGAATACGATTGTAAGTGTTTCGAGAAATCCCATGATGTAGTAGCTCCTTTCCTTAACTGTTGAATCTATTATACCACTATGGTCTATGGATGTAAATAGCTAGAGAGCAGAAATCCAAGATTTTTTTGCATCCCATGGTCTTGGCTCACCGTGGAAGCATATGATATCGGCATCAGGATCGTCCTTATCGATATTACCCAACTTGTAGCTATGGATACGATTCGGAAAAGCGTCCTGTATTGGTCGATAGCTCACCTGATCGTATATGTAACCCTGGTCACCCCAGCGATTCTGACGTCGTGTGTACTGATCCGTCAAACTCATATCAAAGTTGTCGTACACGTGTCGATACGATCCTGACCAACTCATGACGCCCGATCCCATTACGACTCGCCCTTTGAGCTTATGGCCACCGAGGTTACGAAGAGCATAGAATCCATCTTTAAGGTCGAGCATGTATCGTATGTCGCTGAGAATCACGGTGTCTAGATCGAGATAGAACACATCCTCGTATCGAAACAACTCGATCTTTGACCACCAGCCAGGCCAGTGATGAATCAACGGATAAGTCTCGACACCATCGATCTCGAGCAGATCAGTCAGGCATACGAAAGGAACACCCGGTGCATATACGTCGCACTGACGTTTGAGCCAGCGAACGTGGCTCTCGTTGTACTCAGGACTACCCGACTTGAGTACGCAAAAGATCGTCTTCATCACTTTCGGCGTCTCATCCGACGAGGCGTACCGTTCTTCTTAAAGTACTCCTGCTTACTCTCGTCCTTGGAGTTACCCGTAAGAATCACCGCACTCTTAGACTTCTCTGGACGAGTCTCGCAGTACGAGTCCGGCAAGGAGTGTATGATACCAGTAAAGCAGTTAAACCACACGTCTTCGAGAGCCATGTGATCCGAACCCTTGATAGAACACTCTGCCCAACGACGAGTGATATCCCTACCTGCGTCGGTATAGTTAAAGAGAAGTGTACCGGCGTACCAGGTCTTCTTTGAGGGTGACTTAGCACGTACCGCAGCAAAGTCTGCATAGTGACTGATACCGAGCGGACTCTTAAGAATGCGAGAGTCGCCGTCGATCCACAGCACCGGTCGTTTGTGTTCCTCGAGTTTCTCGTGCACGAATTGAGACTTAAGACGAGTGTTCTCTATCCACGAGCCCTGATCCTCTAGCTCAACGATATCGTTACGAAGTTTAAACGTCTCGCAGTCCTTCTTGAGGATCTCGGCACGCTCGGCGTACTCCCAGTTATTCGTATAGTAACTGATAACGATCGGTGACTTATGACGCGGCATTACTCAAGATCCTGTGCATCCCTGTGATGTTGACTCGTTTTGCTTTAACAAATACGGTGTTTGACTCAGAAGACTTAATGAGTTCTGAACCAACCGCGGCAAAGTGATCGGCGAACTTTATACCGTCACCGGCCAATAGATCAGAGAACTCAACCCACGCAGCGGGTATACCATACGCGTGTGCTGCTATGATACCATGAAGAGACGACGACACGATCTTTCTACACGACGCGATTTGTCGAGCAACCTCAAGAGGATCCTTATTCAAAACATTAATGACGTTGTCGTACCGACTCTTAACGTATTTATAGTCAACGTAGTGAGGCACTACGCCGATATCGTGAGTCTTAGACTCGGGTGGTGGTTGCAGTAACGGAAGTAGTAGGGCAGGGTCTCCGTACGTCTCAGGACATTCACCACCATCGCGAACAACGATGTCTCGAGTATACGGCCCACGAACGAATTGCCAATCCGCACGAGGATTGAGTACATCGCTCTCTCGCATCGTACCGGTACCAAGAACCATGGTATTATCGTTGGCAAACTTTGCAGTTGAACCGACACAGAGAATCCGAGACTGTCGTGGTTGTCTTACATACTCGTATGGTATCGAGAAGTGATCGAGGATATACGGCGTGAGCAGGTCACCGAAGTTACCTGGTTCAGGCGACTTGCTCCACCATACCTTCATTACTGTTCGCTCACGTACTCGTCGATCATTGGAAAGATTGATGCAATAACACACGCACACTCACTAGCGATCACCGCGTGCTCTTTCTGCGTACCGTTACCCGACCGAAGTTGAATGTAGTGAACCCACGAGCGAAGTGTGCCGTTCATATATAGACGTGACTCGGTCATACCTTCTGGAAGTACCGCTCGAGCCTGTTCCTTTGCGATACCCTGCTCGATTGCCCAGGAGTATGCAGAGATAGCTGCGTCCTTTACCTTCTTTTGCTTCTGATACCACATCTCTTCCATGGTACGAGAGATCGGAGTATCCTCGAGTTCGATCGAGTTCTGACGATTCTTGGTGTCTTGTAGACGTGGTTCGCGTAGCACAAAGTTTAGATCCTGAGTCGGATCAGCGTAACGTTGCGAAAACTCCTGAAACGAGAACGACCGATGGCGCACAATCTGATGTGCGATATCACGAGTCGTATTGATCTCGAGTACCGCGTTCACCATCTCAAAAGGACTCCAGTGGCCGTGTTTTGCAAGGAATCGCACGAGTTTCTCTGCGGTCTCGTCGTTCATCTGATTTGATGGGTTCGATACACGAGCGCAGTACGAGACAAGATCGAGAAGATCGGGATTGTTATTCCACTCCGCTGCGAACTCTGCTGTCGGCTGTGTGTAACTAATCAGCTTTACATTCATTATACTTTTACTCCACTAAAATCTTTTCGTTCGGTCGCGATGCGATTCGCTGTACTCGTTGAGTCAAACACAGGTGCGGTTGTATCCTGCATGAGTGTCTGTGCACTGTCCTCGACATCATAGAATCGCATCTTTGCTTTATCTACACCCAGCACGAATCGTTTATTTGTCGTCGGATCCGAGTATCTATTCTTCAACTGTTTAACCATTACCTGCCCAAGGTTCTGAAGATCCTCGGTTGATATCAGTGCAAACATCATGTCGGCCGTAGCAGGTACACCAAACGATTCAGAAGTATTGTTCAGATCAACCTCTGAGTTACCAAAGCCATCACGATTCGACTGTGTGGCTGTTACGATCGGCAGATCGAACTCAATGGACAGACCACGAATCTCCTCGGCGATCGACTTGATCAGTGAGTACGTGTTGATCGACCCACCAAGGCCACGCATACGAGCCGATGAACAGATGTTCAGATAATCGATAAAGATAATGTCTGGAACAAAATCGCGCTTGAGTTGTAGCTCCTCGAGAAGTGCACGAAAGTGGCCAGCATGAGCAGCACCCGTCGGATACTCCTTGATGATCAGCTTACCGGTGTTGCGTTTTGCGATCTTGTCGATCTTAGTTGAGTACTGATCGTACGACATGTTCTCGAGCTGATCGATCGGCACATTCATAAGGTTCGCATCGATACGTTCAGCGATACGTTCCTCGGCCATCTCAAGAGTGATGTAGAGAACGTTCTTACCCTGTGTCAGAACCGATGCCGCGTGGTGACACATGAACATACTTTTGCCGACACCTGTGCTAGCCAAAATTACATTCAGCGATTTACGTGGCAGACCACCCTTACTGATCTTGTTCATATAGTCAAGATCGAATGGTAGACGTTCCTCCTTACGATGATAGAACTCGTATCGATCATCCGCATCATTGATGTAGTCGTGGCCGACCGATGTATCGAACGATACCGACAGTGCATCTTTGAGAAGATCGGGAAGCGCGTTCTTTGTCAGTTCCTTGTGACGGCCATCGATGATGTTGATCGATTCCATGACCGCAAGATAGATCGCACGATCCTGACAC